GCAGGTTCCGAAGGTGGGTTTTCCATCAACCATATTAGGCTGGTCAACAGTATCCTTCGGTGGGATGTGCAAGAGGTTGTTGGGTATGCTGAGTCCGGTCAGGTTAGGATGGCTTTTGAAAAGGGCGAGATCAATCTTGTCGCCTACAATCTAACAGGCGTCCGAACAACTGCTCCATCTTGGTTAAAAGACAGTTCAGTTCTCCCTATGGTGCAGTACGGCGCTGGCTTAAGAAGACACCCAGACTTATCTTTTGTACCAACTGTTCGTGAGCTTTCAGCTTCTCATGACGACCAAAACCTTATAGGTGTTTTTGAACAAGTTTTAGTTTTGGGTAGAGCTTTCGCTGCTCCTCCCGGCGTTCCAGAAACAAAACTGGCTCACTTAAGAACCCTTTTTGAACGAGTTGTTAGCGACCCAGAATATCGTACTGACGCAGCCAAAATTGGCGTTATTGTCAGTCCTGTTTCTTGGCGAGAAGCTGAAGAGCTGGTAAAACAAATATCTACAACACCCCTTCAGACGGTTGGACGCTTAAGGCAGTTCTAAATTAGCTAGTAAAGGACGGCATCATGGCGATAGCGTTCCAGAAAGGAGCCTTCCAACCTACAGCGTTGGAGGTCGCCAAGGATTACATACTGACAGCGGCGGCGGGGTCGTACGCTTACGCTGGCGTTTCAGCCAATCTTAGTCGCGGGCGTACGCTCGTTTCTAGCGCTGGGGCGTACACTTATATAGGCGTCGCTGCTAGCTTTAATAGAACCAGAGCAATCGCAGCAAATTCAGGGGCTTATACGGTTAGCGGCCAAGACATTGGTTGGCTACGGGATTATACTATTGCCAGTGGGACCGGAGCATATACATATGTTGGATATGCTGCAGGAGTTCCGACTGGGCGTAACATCCGCATTTTTACCGAGCCATATGTAGTTGCGGGGCAAAACGCTTCGCTTCGAGTTTCTCGATCTATACAGGGACAAGTCGGCGGGTATCTATACACAGGTGTAGCCGCTAACCTATTTACCTCGCGAGGTATGACCGCTGACGCCGGATCGTATTCGGTTAGCGGAGAGCCAGCTAGAGTAGCAGTTGCGCGGCTTATGTCCGGCGCTGCTGGATCGTACACATACACTGGCGTACCAGCTACTTTTAAGCGCGGCGTCTATTTTGCTGCTAATGGCGGGTCGTACGCCGTAACTGGCTACAATACTATCATTACCCATAATTACACATTTGTGCTTTCCAACGGCGCTTACCAAGTGGCTGGAGCGTCAGCTAACTTATTCTTCTCCCAGTATTTCACTGGGGACATGGAGTTTATGTTTGTCGAACAGGAGCTGCGGGACATGGTTGTTCCACAGCCGCCCGATAGAAATGCTATCTATACAAAGACGATGGCAGTAGAACCGGAGGAGCAGATAATGTATGTTCCTTCTAAAGATTTCACCGCCGAAGACCCAGTCCATACGGACCTTGGGCCTGAACCCAGACAGAGGGCGCTCGTATGAGGCTTGGCAGTTTCATAAAAACCCCCATCGAGCGTAAACGCTACGCCATCGATTATACAGATTGGTTGGATACCGGTGAGACGCTGTCTACGGTCACCTACACAATCCCGGTCGTTACGACCCCTCCGCTTGTCGTTGACGCCAGTTCTATCAACGCTACTAACAAGATTGCCGTATTCTTCATCAATGGCGGGCTTAACAACCGCCAGTATACTGTTGAAGTTGTAGCCACAACGTCTGGCGGTCAGATTAAGGAAGACACGGTCCTCTTCACTGTGAGGGACGTATGATGGCTCAGATCTCAGAAACGGAAGCGAGGTTAAACTCGCACGAGGAAGTTTGCAAAATTCGATACGAGTCTATCAACGCTCGACTTAAACGGATTGAGCAGATCTTGATGGCCTCCGCCGCTTTCATCATGGTTACTCATGGGACCATCGTTCTCAAACTTCCGAACTAGGATTATGTAAATGAGCACGACCGAAGAGAAACAAGAAAAGATCGCCCTTGAGATGGCTGCATCAGCTAGTAAAGGTGCGCTAGTTGAGAAAATTGTTTTCGCTGGCGTCCCAATCCTATTCTCTTGCGTCGTTTATTTGATGAACGCTCTGTCCGGTGCCAACAGCGAAATCATTCAGCTCAAATCCAAAATCGCCGTTGTGGTGAACGCTGACAATAAAGCGATCCCGCCGCAAGGCACGACCATCGACATGGCCCAGATTAGGGAAAGCCTTAACGACAAGATCGACCGTGTTGAGCGCGACGCGGCTTTAGCCCGTGCCGCCATGACCCTTGATCGCGAGCGTTCAATGGCAATGGTCGATAAGAGCCGCCTCGACATGGCTGCGGATGCTGCTCAAGCCCGCGCCGCTATTCGGTTTGACCTTATGAAGGGCATGTCTGAGTTGGACAAACGTATTCACCTTCTTGAGCAGAAGGTAAAGTAATGGACCCCGCCACCATCAGTCTCATCTTTGGTGGTGCAAAGATGGCCTATGAGGCCATCAAAGGTGGCATTAGCGTCGGTAAAGAACTTCAGGGCATGGCGTCAGATGTCGCCAAACTTTACGGCTCTGTTGCCAAGTTGACGCAGTTATCTGCTACGCCTCCCAAACCAAAGCTGTTTTCTGGCGTCTCTGTTGAAGAGATGGCTATGGACATTGTGGTCAAGCGCAAGCAGGCGCAGGCTTGGTTCCACGAAGTGCAAAATGCTTTTGTGGCTCAGTATGGTTTGCGCGGTTGGGAAGAAGTTCAACGCGAAATCGTTAACATTCAAAAGCAGCAGAAGGCTGCCGCTGCCGCAAGAGTGATCGTATGCTCAGCGTTCCAGTTGGAAGGCTGAACAAGCGTACTATCGACCCCGTCCGCTTTCGGGGACGTAAAAGCGTGTTTGAATGAGACGGCCATCTCTTATTACCTTCCGATTAGGTCACCGTGAAGATGCCGTTTGTGCTGTCGAAGTCTACGGTCAAAGTCTCGGTGTCGTTAAGAGTAATGGAAGAACCGTAGTCCCACCAAGCAACGAGGGGTTTAGCTGGCGACGTCTGCGTGTCGTTATAGATCACTGCGTAACGCAGCGGACCAATCGCGCCACCAGATGCTGTAAACACAACGTCCGTGCCCGTCACCTTAGCAACACCAGACGAAGTAGAAGAGGTAATCGTCGTCGTAGTGCCGCCAGCCGTGTAGCCGTTACCAGCGCTGATCTCAGTGAGATCTGCTTTAACGCCGTTTGTGTTAACGGGCGCTGTATTGGTGAGCATAACTTTGAATGTGTTGGAGGCGAAGTTGTGCTTCCCCTCAATAAGGTCTTTGGTAAAGACCTGAAACTTATTGTACGAAGCCATCTTACGTTCTCCGGTTAGCTACAGATGCTAAAGCGTAATTACCAAGCCCTAGCCCTACGACGAGCAAAGTTCTGAGGGAACCTCCAGCTCTGCCCACGATACACGTTCCTATGCTGCGCTTCAACTTTGGCAACCGCCATCGTGTTCTGAAAACGGCGCATATGGTAGATTGCCATCCGCTCATTTGAGTAGGGTTTAGCAATCTGGGACATCATCCGGCCAAGGACGCCATCAATAATATCGACGCCATACTTCTCCAGTATCCAGTCTGGAAACTCTGGATATCCGTCTCGTGTAACCGGGTCTTTAACCGAAAGCGCCAACTGAAGCGTGTAAGTGTCTGCTTGGTTAGGATATTCGACGAGAGTGATTTCCCCCGGCGTTTTCATAAGCGCAGCGACGACTACACCATCAGAGTTAACGACACCCATCAATCGCTGAATGTTAGCGACGCCCGACGGAGTGACGTAATAGGTTTTGTTGTCGCTGGTAACCGCAAAATCGATGTCTTCGGTCCAGATGTTTGTAGCGCTGAAAAACTGATCCATCGCGGAAAAGTATTCGAGCTTCAGCGCCTCATCGGTAGCACCGGGGAGGCGGATACGAAGATTGTCCATCAGTCGGTTAAGATCGGCTGTCATAAGTGCCTCACGACTGGATGGTCAGCATTTGCGCCACGAACTTGTTGAGGAACACAGTCGCACGAGCGTCTTGCGTATTCTCATCGTCGCGGAGCTGCGCCTGACCACAGATGTAATAGAGCAGAGATACACGATACATCGGGTCCATAGCGACGGATGTCGAGGACATATTTGTAGTCGTGTACGTCGGAATAGAAGACCGGAAGTACGAACGCATGAGTTCCGGGCGCAGACGACGGATCTCAAGCAAGCCGAGGTTTATGTTCTCGACAAGCTCGCTATCAGAATAGCGGTAATCCGGGATCGTATCCTGCAAGAGGACGCGAGCGTTACGGACGTAATCTGCAACAGTATCAAGCGCCATCATAAACCCCCAAGGAAGAATAGGAGCCCCCGGTTAGGGGGGCTCCATTTCTATTAGCCGGGGGTCACGATTGCCTGAGCAATCGCGGTGCCGTCGATGACCTTGTAGCCATAGACCTGCAGGCCGCGCAGAACCGTACCGAAGGTCTGCTCCGAACGGAGCGTTTCGACCTTGGAGACCTGCGACGCGAAGGTCAGGCCGTGAGCATGACCAGCGTAGATGGCCGTTTCACCGGCAGCGAGACCGCCAGCCACGCCCGAGGGGAGCAGGTTGGAGGTGTACAGGGTGAAGCGGTCAACCATGCCGAGGCGACCGTTACGCAGGATCGAGACGCCGTCACCCGACAGGTAAGCCTGACGGAGTTCCGACTGCTTGATGAGCGTAGCAGCCCAAGTCGGGAGGACGACCCAACGGCCCGTTTCCGGGATGTTCTGTTCGTCAAGGCACTGGCCGAGACGCAGAATGACCGAGAGGATGTCAACCTTACCAGCGGCGGCGATAGCCGTCGTGGACAGCGGGCTGGTGGTAACACCGAGGTTGATGTTGCCAGAGATCTTACCAGCGGTCGTGCCACGGTTGAAGCTGTTAGCCTGACCGAGGATACCGGCGAGCACGCCCGTATCAATCGTAATCTTCATCTGCTCAGCAGCGTCATCCGACCACATGCTGAGAAGGTTGAGATCCGACTGAACGTCCATGACGTCGTCGAGGATGGTGTTGAAGTACTTGCCGTTGTCGATGTTCAGCTCGACCACGTTGCCCGTCGGGCGCTGCAGCGAGAGGAGACCATCGGCGCGGTAGTCAGAGATCGTGACCGTCGGCTTCGTACGGATCTTGACCTTGTCACCTTGGTTCTTGATCTCACCTTCGTAGTCGGTGTTCGAGATCGCGGCCAAGACGGTCGAGGCGTAGAACTTTTCGACGAGCTTACCCGACCAGATTTCAGGAATGAAACCAGTCGAAGCGAGGTTGTTGCTGGTAGAACCAGTGGGGTAGATTGGAGGCGTAGTGCCTGAACCTGCGTTAGGAAATGCCATGTTTTAGGCTCCCAAGAG